TTCCAAACCAAGGTTTTCCACGAATGCATAGTAATTGAAATTACCAAACAAAATGGACTTGGCACTTGCACCCAATGCAGCGATTTTGTCAGACACTGCAACCGGTTTGGTATACAGACTGTTCATATCACCCATAGGCGTGGGTTGGAAGCTAAAGAAATTGCCAGTGAGTGCACGAATGGCCCCCAACGTCGTGTTACGCATTACCCAACCAACGCTGCTGGTATCATCTGCATACCATTCTGGCAGTTTGTGTACAATGTTCAAAATATCGCCAGCATCAACACCACTGACACTTGCAAGGGTTTCCGAAACCGTGGCACGCGTCAAAATACCATAGGGTTGGCTTGATCCGGTGCCAGTCAATTGATACGTATTCAAATGACGTGCATAGGCGCGGCCTACTTCGCGTGCAATGAATCCTTCTAAATCCATGGCTTGGTCACGCAACAATTGATTTGAAATCTTCATACCCAATGACGCGGTGTATACCGTGATGGCACTGCCAGCAAACGTTGGCTCGTCTTGATTGAATGCACCAGACTCTGCAACAAATGCGAAATCTGATTTTTCATCCTGATTGGCAATATTGAAAATTTGGCTGGTGGTGGTATATCGTTGCATTGGCAACTTTGCACCAATCCATGTTTCATCACGCCGATCAGTAATCTGTTTGGCATAATCCAATGGCACCAAATAACCACCATTTGCATTGGTACCTTCTACCAATACGGTTTTGGCTGCAATATCATCACCGGTTCTCATCCAGTGCTTCAATGCTTCCATTTGGTCATTGCTGTTACCCATGGTGGTAAGCTTTTTGGTGGCTGGTGCACTGCCTGCAACCACACCACCACCTTTTACAGGTTCGCCGGCCAATTCTTCAATGGCAGCTTTTACTGCATCTTTAATAAGTTGATCTGACATGGTAGGTAATTCCTTTGTGTTAAATGTAATAACTTCTGTATTGCTACTGATATTTGCACTGCTGCCATTGCTGGCCTGTTGCACTGCCTTCATATCAGAAATAGCCATGGTTCGTGGTTCTGCTGGTGTTGGTGTTAGGCTGATCTCCCCAACAATCCATCGTTTCAATTCGCCACCATCACGCACAACCAAATGTGATAATGCACCTGTAGATAATCCTAGCACACCTTTTTTTACCAGTGCCATTACCTGTTGTGCATATTTGTGGCGTTTGTCAATTTCTATATCTACATCAATGCCTTCTTCATCAGGCTGCCACATTTTTACAGTGCCAATTTGTGACTGCAAATCTGATAAACCGTGATCGTAATATACTGGCATGCCAACGAATGACCGCGTATCTCCGAAATCTGTTTCTGCAGTGAAGCGATCACCCGTCAAATCCTTACCACCAAATACCACACCACGGCCGCGCACCACATAATCTGATACCTGCTTAACTGCATACTTCATTGTTTGATTCCAATCAAATTGCGTGCAAAATACTTTGCTACTTCTGATGGTTCACTACGAACTGCCATTTCTTGTACCATTGCATCAGGTTCATACTCGTACATCTGCATATCAACAGGTTCAGCTGTTTCTTCTGCTGGTGTTTCTGCTAATTCTTGTACTATTGCTGCCTGCTCCAATTCATCAGCAGGTTCTTCCATCATGATGGATCGTAATTGCCAACGCAATTTTTGATGGTACATCAAGCGATCTTGCAAGAAATTCTGCACGCCAAATTCAGCCACTTCACCAGCAATCAAAATGCCACCATTCAATACATCAATGATGCGCAAATTGTCCATGCTAATACTGGCAATCAATGCATCTAATGTATCATTTGCAGTAATGGTGTCTAATGGCTGGTGCACTGCTAATTCAAATAGTGTTGCTGGCACCTTGTAATCAATGCTTCGCAATGTTTCGCCAATACCATCAATTGCATCATCTAACGCTTCATATACCTGTTCAAAAAATGCATGGTATTGTGGGAAGTTTTCACCTTGTACATTGAAATGTGCAGCATGTGTTTTGTACTGCAGAAACACTGTACCTGCCAATGCGTGGCAAACCTGCATGGCCAAATCATCCTGCGATGCCTTCACTGCCTTCATAGGCTGCATTTCTGGCACCATGGAGTTAATAGGTGGCGTATCTGCTCCATCATCACCCAATGAAGCCATGTAGGTAATAACATCTTGTGCTGATTTGCGCGCGTAACGAATCATTTTCATATCTGATTCAGAATGCCTACTGCCTGCTTTAATTTCCATTGCGTTATACTCCTGTAATATCGATTCTGACCATGTACGGCCCTCATCACCACCCCAACCATTCCATGCCTGCCTACCTGGACCCCAATCATTCCACGTGCTGCCTTGCTTATCCACTTCATGCCTTGCAAAATACGAAACCATACGCTGTATTGTTTCGATGCTTACAGGCTGACGGTTTGCCAATTGGTTTGCGCGTGCTAATCCTACTGCAGTCATGCCACGCTGTGATGGTGGCATTTGTTGGCGTTTGTCTAGTGCCAGTTGTGCATTATCTGCAACAGATTGTGGTGGTGTGTAGGTAGGCATTGCATTACCTTGCATAAATTACTTCTAGTGTATCACTTGAAAATGTTCTCTACTGCCTGCCTTACCACTGTTTGGATCTGGCCACTGTCCACCATTCGTTTGGCGATCTCATCAGTGGTTAACCACCTGCCTTGATGTATTGGTGCCTGCTTATTCCCAATAACATATTGTGCATAGCTCGCAGTGCTTACTACCTGTGATTCAGCAATCATGCCACGTAGTACCAGGTAACTTCTATTCAGCTTCTGTGATTTTCCTGCACCACGGCCGCGCACATACGGTATTTGTATGGTGCCATTACGTTTGCCTGCCATTACAAATTTTCGCTGCCTATCACTCACGAAACCTGGTGCACTGCCACGTGCAGGTGGTGGTGGATCGTTCTTGATTAATTCAATAACAGCCAATGCTGCCACCACTGGCAATACATCCTGTTGCAATTGTCTGGCCTTCTCTATCAGGTTCAGTGTGGCGTTCTGCACTTCAATGCTAAATGCCATCTAATTTGCCTTTATCAGATGTGAAATTATATTGCACTGTGTATTCAAGTGATTGCATTAATTCTGCAATCTGCTGGTATGGATTAACACCATAATCTGCAGTTTCAATAATGTTATTCATCATATCTAAGTATTGACCATTGCCAATCATGCTATCAGTATTACTATCATAGCTATAGTTTTCACCATTGCCTTTGATTGTTAGTGTTACGTTCATTAGTTATTATCCTTTATGATTTGCGTGGCTAATTCTATGATTCCACGATCATTCATTGTGCTCCATCCTGCAATATTTTGAATAGTTGTAGTAAGTATTTCACAATACTTGCCGCAGTCATTTTGTATAGATCTATCGTAAAATCTGAATGCATAAGGGTTATCTGTTGCTGTGCTGTATGATTTAAATCCGTTGTTTGTATCTGGAGTTAATCCAGATGTACGTGAATCACCAAATGCATTTGTTTCAGATACACCATAATTTAATTGATGTTGCATTGCATGTATAGTTTCATGCACAACAGTGCCTACTGGTCCATTTCCTCTTACATACACTGTTTGCCTATCTGCCGAATACGATCCATTATTATTGCGGCTGCGTTCTACATCAACAAATATATTTAATGGCGTTCCATCTTGACGTTGTCTGCTCATTCCTACTGTAAGTTCAATATATTTAGTAATTTCATCTTGTTGATCAGCAGTGAATCTGCCATTAAAACGCACTGAAACCTGCTGTGGCGTGGCTGATTGTAATTGTGGTAATACTGCTTCATATGCTTTACCCTGTGTGTTTTTATATACTTCTCTTTGTTTCTTAAGTTCAATAAGTTTTGCATTAAATTGTTGTGTTAACAACAACCGTGTTTGCAAATCTTTACTAGAATTAATTTGTGAATACAGTGAAGTGTACTCACTTTGCAATTGCTGCAGTGCATCATATTCTGCTTTTACACTTGCAGGTAATTCACTAATAATATAGTCTGCAATTTCAGCAGCACTACGCTGTAGCAATGGCACTGGTGGTGGTGGTGCGTTTGGATCTTCTACCACTTCGATGGTGCCAGCTTCAGGCTGTACAATAATTGATTCCACTAACTGCAATCCGATAGCACACCTGCAATTCACGTGGCGTGGTGGTCCGTCTGTTGCTTCTGGTGGCCAATTGACTTGTGTCAGTGTGTTTAGTGGTTCGCATAAATCGCACACTTCACCATCATTTTCTGCAATCCATACCATAGTGGTATTGATGCCAGCCTGCAGTGCCTGATTCTGAATAGCAAACGTTTGTTGTGCTGCTGCACGTGTTGGTTCAGTGAATGCAATACGTTGTGCACGCAATTCACCAAACATGGCCAGCTGATTGCGAATATCTCCAACAGTAATGCCAACAGTGGTTTGTGCGTTGGTAATTACTCTGCTGATGTAATCGCGTTCAGTGTCTGACAAATCCTGCAGAAACGGGTTCCAATATGAATCTATGTATGTATTGGCATGGTCCGCAATGCCTTGTGTTATGGCCTGATCTCCCACTACATCAGCCATGCCAGGTATAGTGCGAATGCGTTCTGCTCCAGCAGCCAACACCAGATTTGCCACATTGTCAGTTAACAGATTGCGTAAATCAGTATCAACGGCCGTATAATCACCACGTGCAATGGCTTCTGCATTGCTATCACTCCGTGTTGCCAGCTTACTTGCAATGGCGTTATATACCTTGCGTTCTGCTGGTGTCAGATCGGCCAGTGTGAGTGTTTTAATAAAATGAAATACGTGTGCTATATCAGTCTTTTTTTTTACGCCTTGTAATTCTGCATGGATAAAATCAGTCATGTAGCGTGGCAATGAATCTGATTCAAACGTGGCAGCAGCATTGCCTTTTTGCTTAAACCGTTTTAATGCTTTGCGTTCGTATGCATCAAGATCAGCCAATCTCGCGGCCTGCATGGCCTTTACTTCATTTAGGGATTCATCCACTACTTCTGCACCAGTATCAACATTGATGCCTGTCACATCTGGTCCAGTCACTACTGCTGGCATTCCTATGGCTTCATCGATGTTGTCATATCCTAGAATCTTCATTGCACTGCTTAATGGAATGCCTGCCTGCACCAATTGCAATAGACTGCCAGCACGTTGCGCTTCATCAGTTTGAAACACATCCAATGTTTCTGGTGTGAAATGCATTTTGTATTTCAGTGGTTCAAATATCTGTTGATTCAATGTGCGTTGATAGAATGCCAATCGTGGCACAATGGTTTCTCGCCAAAATGATTGCCTGTCACTATCAGCTGTTGCATAGTTAGCAGCACTGGCTTCTAGCATGGTTCGTGGCACGCCAAACGTGGTGGTGATGTTGGTGGTAACACGTTCCTGCAATGGTACAAGTTCCATATCTTTCAGCGGGAACGTAAGTATTTGGGTTTTGACGTCACCACGAAAAAAGAAGGTTTTGAATGCGTTTGATACATTCTCCACACGGCTGCGCCAGTCTGATTTTAATCTCTCATATTCTGGTGGCGTAATGGATTTATCCAAACTCATAATTACTGCCGGCTGTGCACCATGTTCAAAAAATGCACTGGTGAATCGTTCCAAATAGAATGCTAGTTGTGCAGATTGCAGTGCCACTGATGCTGGAGCAATGCCACCATACACATCATCACGCATAGACGGCTCACGCCAGTACACTATTTGATCAATGGTCCATGGTCCATATATAGTGCCATTGATGTTTTGACTAAACCGTAATGCAGATAATACATTATCTGATGTTTGATATTCAGGCTTGAATTCAACTTGTACGCTTCTGGGATTCAGGAATTGAAACCCGTATAGCACACGGCCGCGGTATAAACGTAACCAAAATGAATTGCCAGTAAGCAGCAATGCACGTTCTGTTTGCTGTATTAGCAAATCCATTGGTGTGGCAAATGGATAATCTACATTAACTTCATTGCGTTCTAAAACAAATGGCACGGTTCCTAATGCATCAGCACGCAAGTTGATTGCGCGGTATAGCATAGGCACTTTCTCGTATGCATCGATGGTGCCATATAATTCACCTGCTTTTTTGGCAACATTGTACCAACCTGGTATTGCTTCGATTGCTTTATATGACATAATTACTCACTGCCTTTTGCTAGCACTACATAAAATCATACATCACACTGCCACTGCCTAACATGGCATTGGCACCACTAACTGCATCTACCATATCATCATGGCTGCCATTGGGGAATGATACAGACTCGTCTATAAACTGCTGCACCCATTCGCCACGCACTACACGAATCATGTTTTGTTCTGCACGTGCGGCCCATGGCATGGCACGATGCATTTTATCTTTACTCACGTGATAGCCAATCATGGTAACGTGTGCTAATTCTGGCATTCGTTGCAATTCCTGCAATCCTGCCAAACCGTGCAGTGCTTCTTCAATGCCTTGCGTGGTGGTGTCTGCTTCAGATCGCATAACGTCTATCATGATCTTGCGTACATCTGGCCATTCCGCTTTGATGCGTATGCCATCAGCAATATACATGGTACCATTATCATCCATTGCCACACGCACTGTAGCAGTGTAGTCTGCACTGTCACGCACACTGGTGGCTAAATCCCAATACCTAAACCACTGCATGCCTTCTGGTGCGTGGTCCACTACAGTAAACCATTGACGTTTAAACAGTGCACCAGCCAAATCTACAAATTGTCCATTGGCTTCCTGTTCAAATTGTTCACTTGTGTATGCCTGGCGTAATGTGTGAATAAATGTTTCAGGCAAAAATACATTGTCAGTGGTTTTGCTATGTATCACTGCATAATCATCATTCTTACTGCCATGCCACAAATCATAAATCCAATTGCGGCCGCGTGGTGTGGTGGTGATCCATGCTTTGCCTGGCATTTCGCGTAATGTTGCAATAGCAATCTTCCATGCATCGATGTGCATCATGGCTGCTTCATCAAACCATATCCAGCCAAGATTGGCACCACGTAAGCGATCAGGATTGTCTGCACTGCGTAGCAGGATTGTTCTATTACCTTGCAGCACTAGTGTGCCAGTGCTAATATTGTAATTTTTGATAATGCCTGCCTGCCTTGCAATATCTAATAACATCTTGCGCGGGCCATCACGTAGCATTGGATATGTTGGAGCAACGATCATGCCAGTACTATTTGGTGGCATTCGCATTACTTCGATTACACCAGCACGTGTTTTGCCACTGCCACGGCCCCCAATGAATGCACGAAACCTTGCAGGATTATTCCAAAACATCATCTGTGGTTTCGTACATTCTGAATGGCGCAACGTCTTGTATTGTATCTGTGGTGTTGTCTGTGATTGCTGGTACACGTGGCGTGCCGATCTCTACTACATAATCATGTGTGATGGTTTGCTGTATCTCCTGACGTTGCCTATATTCAGCAGGCATGTGGCGATTAGCCATCGCCATTAGTAACAGATCACTGCCAGCAAATGCACGCCTTTTGATTTCGCCTTCGATGCTGGCACAAAACAATGCAACTGCTTCATCACATTCTGCACTAAATTCAGGATCAGCATTCATGTGAAAATAAACTGCCTGCCTTGACACACCAGCTTTTTTGGCTGCACCTGCAATGTTGCCTGTTGATGCCAAATGCCTGCAATATAACTTTCTCCATGGTGCATTTTTATTGGTGCCATCTTTTTTTACTGTGTCAAATGCCATACATCATACCTACCTTTACATGCCTACTGCTTTACTTGTCATAATGCGTAGTAATATATTAATAATGGTGTTAATAATGATGATCTCTGGTGCATACTGATGCAATGCAGGTTCATTGATTAGTGCCAGTGTAATGCTACCAGCAAACAGCAGTGCATTAATCCAAATAGTTTTGCTTGTGTACCATTTCTTCATGGTGGTTTCTCCTACTTCATATAATTCAAAACAAACACCAGTACAGCATACAGTCCACTGATTGCCATTAGTACACCTTTCCATTTGGTTTGTTCCTGCTCCAGTTGTGTAATGCGTGCTTCTAATGCAGAAAACTTTGCGTTACCTTCATCTAGACGTTTGGCAATGTACAGTAGATGTGTATTTATTTCTGCAAGTTGTGACTCTACACTACTCATGGATTGGTATCCTGTACAAAACGTGATTTGAGATCAGCACGCACAACTTCCATACTTACCATTTTACCTGGGCAGGTTTTGGGGCTGCCTGTTTCTCTATGGCCAACCACGGTTTGTTTAGATGGCTGCAGGCCTCGCCATCGAAGTAATGTTTCTGCTACATGGTACATGGTGTTTTTCTGTTCATTGGTCCATGGCCGTTTATCGAAATAGCCAACCATTTCAATGCCCCAACTATGATTATTCCACATGGCTGCGTGTGTGCCAGGTTCATTAATGGCAGTCATTTGCCAAATACCATCTGGTGCAATGAATAGGTGTGGTCCACTGGTCCAGCCTAGGCCACAATAGTAATGCATCATGCCATTCATTGTGGACAAACCACGCCATTGCGCTTCTGATGGCGAATAGGTGTGGTGCATTACAATGGCATTGGCCCAACTGGCAATAATACTATCATATGAATATACGTGGGTTCTAAATTCTTCTGCTGTTTTCCATTTTCTAAAATCATGGCGAAATAATGCGTTTGGCGTGGTCATTTGCAATTACTCCAAGAATAATAGCCATCTATACATACTAGTATACATGGCTATTATTATTGATTTGGTAAGCTATTTCATCACTGCTTTATCATCTTCATTGATATACAGCCATTGTTGCCAGCATGCTTTGCTGCTGCTCCAATGTCGCCAGCCACGGCCATTGTTCCATAAATACACAAATGTATCATACTGATTGCCTGGCGAATCCAATTCTGCATGATCATACCCATTCAGCCATGTATAGGTTTTATCATTGAATTGCCATATACCACCATCATGTGTTGCGCTTCTGGCATGCAATTCATAACTGCCTAATGTGACGGTATCGCCACTCTCACACGTGGCAATGGCCATTGCTTCTGGTGTTATTACCAGTGGTGTGGTGGTGCAGGTTCCTAGACTGCATGCCAGGTATATAAGTAATGTAATCAATAAATATGCCTTTCTAAAATAGTTTCGGCTGAATTGCGCTTAATCGTTTGTGCGAAATTTCGACATATTCCGGATTTAATTCCGTGTAGTGCCAAGATTCCTAGCACTACTGCCACCACACGAATCTGTTTCACTAATTCCATTTTGTCTATCCCTATTCTCTGGGTTTCGGTTTCATTGCACCTTTTGGTGGTGGTGGTGCATCGTGTAATTCGTAATATTTCATAACTTCATCTGCATCTGGATATGGCACGCGCACATGTTCTGGTATCTTTAGCAATAGCTCGTATGATAGAAGCAATGCCTGTAATGTTTCACGCGTTGCCAAGTCTTGATCAAATACTCCTTTTTCTGCATACACCATTGCGCGAGTTTTTTGATAGCGAATATTATCATCATCAAAATTCTCTTCTTCCCACACACTACGGCCAAGGCCCCAATCTAATGTTTGGTTTAAATCATCACGATGTGCTGCATATTTTTCTACCACTAGATCATGCACATCAACAATTTCTGCAGGCCACGCATTCATAGAACAATACCAGCAAATACCCATAACACACTCCTATCATAACTAACGCCATGCATACTATATATCAATTTGCTATACATTGTCAATAGTAACAGCAGCAATGGCTTCATCGATGGACCGCACCACGTTTGGAGCGCGACCGTTCCATTGTGCGTGCCACTGATTCTGTAGCAGGTTTGTTTTGCCTTTGGCCTGCTTTACTTCTATCAAATAGGTAACTCCGCGAAATCCTACCAGCAGATCTGGCACGCCACTGCCAACGGTATGCAGCAAAATAACAGTACATCCTATTTGGCGCAATGCCTGCACTATTTCGCTTTGGTTTTTATCTACCTTTGCTTTTCTCATAGGTGTTTTAATAACTCCTTATGCATGCCAGTTTTGTGGCACCAGGCAATGATTTCTGCACGTACAAAATACGTGTTCATACGATCAGTGCTGCGTGGGAATCCGTGTTTGCATTGCAGCCAATGTATTTTGTTGCTATATTCATCAATTAATGCACTCACATCAGTTTTGTAAATATAGGTTTGATCCCATTCGGTAACAAAATCACGCCACCACTGGTGGTTTGGCATGCTGTTGGTAATGCGCACTGGAATTATGTAGCGATAGTGCATCATCCAATTGCGCACTGTTTCGCGCTTGTACATTCTCCCATTACCATTATTTAGCATGAACAATAATGGCACTGGCACAATTCGATTTGGCCATTTATTTCTAACTGCATATTCTATTACCTTTGGTGCATAGAAATTCAATTCTTTACTGCAAATGAATTGATTCATTGCATTCTTGTGTATTTCTTTTAGCCAATGCGCGCATTTGCTTATATCATTTATCCGAAACACATTACCTGCAATCAGCCATTCGTGAAAATCTACAGGATCAATGGTTCTATATTTGGTGGTGTCGATTACCATGCTTTTTAATCCTAGTGAATCAGTCCATGTTTTTACTTGTGATGTTTTCATGTGCGTATCATCCGCAATGCCTTGCATGGTATAGCCAACCATGCTGGTGGCTTTTATTTTTAGTTTTTTAGTACGCACCTGTACTGCTGCCACGGTTCTATTTAGTTTTTCTGCGATTGCTGGCCATGGTTCCTGAAATGCCATAAACTGCAGGTATTTCATTTCTGCTTCTGTCCATGGCCGGTAATGCTTTGCCAGATTATATTTATTCATCCACAAATAAACTGTATCTATATTGCAGTGCAATTGTTTGGCAATTTCATTTACTGAATACCCTTTATTAAAGTAGTGCTGCAGCACGTGCTGATGTTGCCATGCTGGTGTCAGATCGTGGTTATGCAAGTTTAGATATTTGCGCAATGCACTATGGCCAACCTTTAGGTGCAGGCAGGCTTTGCGCACTCCGTGTGCATTAATAACGGCAAACACGTGATGTGGTTCCATATCAAATATTTTGCTGATCATCATATTAGTTTCTCCAGTGTGTGTAATGAATCCAGCTTTTGTTGAAACCCTTTGCAAATATCCTGTAATTGCAATACTGCTGATAGTGCATCAGCTTTGCGTTTGGTGGCTGCAATACGTTTGGCAAATTCAGTGTGTGCCAATCGATGTATGGCCATTTGTTCTGGTGTGCTGCCTGCTCCAGGCAGTTTGATTTTCATTTGGTAGATTGCATCGAATCTGGCAGTATCTTTATCCGATAACCGTTCAATGTTGCTGACCAAACTATCACCACACACTGCCAGCATTATTTGGAATCGTTTGCGTATGTTTTCCACATCTTTTTTGCAATATTCGCATAATGGTATGCCATCAGGATTTGGCGTGAAACTATCATTGCACCCAATACATTTACTATTCAGACGTAATTTATTCATAATGTGTTGTTCTTTCACTATGTTTATAGAAAAATACGGTTGCTGGTTTACACATTGCCTGTTTACTGCATTATAATGCGATAAACCTTGTAAACCACCCTAAATACTCCCTGGTTTACATGGTTTACATATGTAAACCGTGTAAACCACTGTCAACCATGTAAACCACTGTCAACCATGTAAACCATCATTTGCGCAATTCATTTACTACTGCTGTTTGTGTATCTCCAATGAATCCAATTGCCTGCAATGATTTGGCCAGTTTGTGGTGATCTTCTGCTACATC